TATCCAAAGTGGTGGAATGGGCGGAGGTATCGTCAACCCATAATTGCATGGGCGGGGGGTGTTTCTAACGAGACCACTAGAGATATTGTTCAGTATGAACTTTTAGGCTCCCCTGATGACCCAGAAGCGTTCGGTTCTGGAACCATCCCTAAAGGTTGTATTATTAAAACGGAGAGGAAGCCCGGTGTTACCAATGCTAAGAGTGTTGCCCTCATAAAGCACGTTACTGGCGGCAACTCTTCTTTGTTCTTTAAGGCTTATGAAATGGGGGTTGAGAAATGGCAGGGCCGTTCAGTTGATTGTATATGGTTGGATGAGGAACCATCAAGAGATATTTACTCTCAGGCAGTAACCAGAACCCTTGACAGGAGGGGGATGGTTTATATGACCTTCACCCCCGAACAGGGCATGACCCAGACGGTTGCATCTTTTGTAAATAACTTGCAATCAGGACAGAGTTTAAACAATGCTACCTGGGATGACGCCTCAGAGAAAGTAAAAAGTGTACTTAATAAACAGGACGGACATTTAAATGAAGCCGTAATGGAACAAATCCTTGCCTCTTATTCCCCCCATGAAAGGGAAATGAGAAGGTACGGGAGACCCTCAATTGGTTCAGGATTGGTTTACCCCATAATGGAAGATAAACTAATTATTGATCCATTTCCTCTCCCTGGTCACTGGCCACGCATTTGTGGTATTGATTTTGGCTTTGACCACCCTACAGCAATAGTCTGGGTGGCGTGGGATAGGGAAGAAGATGAAATTTACATCTATGATTGCTACCGCCAATCCAAAGCTGCACCTTCTGTTCATGCCGCCGCAATCAGGAATAGGCCGGGGTTTATTCCGATAGTGTGGCCGCATGACGGGCATCGCAGGGATGCAATGGGAAACCCCGGATTGGCGGAGCAATATAGAAGTTTAGGCTGCAATATGATGCCATTCCATTTTTCAAACCCCACAGCTATAGGGGAGAAGAAAGGTGGAAACTCCATAGAGGTTGGAATCATGGATTTACTCCAGAGAATGGAGAATGGAAAGTTCCATGTGTTTTCAACTTTAGGAGAATGGTGGGAAGAATTCAGGATGTATCACCGCAAAGAGGGGAAGATAGTCCCCCTGTTTGATGACTTGATGTCAGCAACCAGATATGCGGTTATGTCAACCAGATATGCAGTTTCCCAGGAAGATGAAACTTGGACAGGTGATATTAAATACAAGAACTATGGAATTATTTGATGGCTGAAAAAATTACAGAAGAAGACCTGGTAACTAGAATAAGAGGTGAGATTACCGATTCTCTAGGTTACATGGGAGATACCATTTCTACGCAAAGAGAAATGGCTATGAAGTATTACTATGGTCTACCTTTTGGAAATGAGGTTGATGGCCGTAGTCAGTTTGTTGATTCCACAGTTCAAGATACTATTGAATGGATTAAGCCCTCCTTGATGAGAGTTTTTGCCTCCGGGGATGAGATGGTAAAATTTAATCCTCACGGCCCCGAAGACGTAAAGATGGCAGAACAGGCTACAGATTACGTTAATTACGTCTTTACAAAAGACAATCCTGGCTGGGAGATTCTTTACTCCTGGTTCACTGATGCACTGCTTTCCAAAAACGGAATAGTAAAAGTTTGGTGGGAAGAGTACGGTGAAGACACCAGAGAGGAGTATAGAAATCTAGGTGAGATAGAACTTCAGTCATTAATAATGGATGACAATGTTGAGGTCTTGGAACACAGTGAATATATAGAGGAAGAGATTGTCTACCATGATGTGGTGATAAAGAGAAAGGAATATGACGGAAGAATAAAGATAGAAAATGTCCCACCCTCTGAATTCCTTATAAGCCGAGAAGCTAAAAATATTCAAGAAGCAAGATTTGTTTGTCATCGGGTTTCAAAAACCCTTTCTGAATTAAAGGAGATGTACCCAGACCAAGATTTAGATGTGGAGAGTCTTGGTGGAAGTGATGAGGACTTGATGGCCTTTTCCGCAGAAAGACTGGAAAGGTATCAGTTCGACAAGTCTGCTGAGTATTGGGAAGGCTGGGGTAATCCTGTGCATAATGAAGATGGCCTAGCCACTTACTGGTTACATGAATCTTTCTTAAAGACAGATTATGATAATGACGGCATTACTGAGTTAAGAAAGGTTTGCACTGTAGGCTCAACAGTTCTTGCAAATGAAGAAATAGATTCTATTCCTTTTGTTTCTATTACCCCAATTAAAATCCCGCATAAGTTCTTTGGGTTATCCATTGCTGATTTAGTCATGGACTTACAGTTAATGAAATCTACATTAACCAGAAACCTCATGGATAATATGTATAACCAGAATTTCGGTAGATATGCGGTTCTAGAGGGTCAGGCCAACCTGGATGACCTTCTTACACAACGTCCTGGTGGTGTAGTCAGGGTTAAATCTCCTGGCGCAGTAACAAGACTTGACACTCCTTCACTTGAGCCTTACTCCTTTGAGATGTTGAAATACATAGATGGAATAAGGGAATCAAGAGCCGGGGTTACAAAGTATTCTCAGGGTATGAATGATAATGCCCTCACTTCACATACTACAGCAACAGCGGTTAATCAGGTGATGTCAGCCGCACAAAGTAGGGTGGAACTCATAGCCAGGAATTTTGCAGAAACCGGCGTAAAAGACCTTATGATTACCATATATGAACTCCTGTATAAAAACCAGGACAAGGAACGTATGGTAAAGCTAAGAAATGAGTGGGTTCCTGTAAGACCCGATGTATGGAAGGATAAATATGATTGTACGGTTGCTGTTGCTTTAGGTAGTGGAAGCAAGGATCAGCAAATGGCACACTTGTCCCAGATGCTCAGTTTTGCAGGACAGGCGATGCAGGGCGGCTTAAGGATTGTCAATGAGCAGAATATGTACAACCTGGGCGCGGCTCTTGTAAAGGCAATGGGCTTCCAGAATGTTAATGATTTCCTGACCGACCCATCTCAGATTCCGCCACAAGGCCCGTCTACTGAAGAGCAGATAGCCCAGACTGAACTACAGATTAAGAAAGGCGAACTAGATGTAAGAGTCGCTGAAACGCAAATTAAACAACAGAAGCTTCAGTTGGATGCCGCAGAACTTCAGGTAGACACTGCCCTGAAGACTGCCGAATTACAACTAGAAGCAGAACAGGAGAGGCCCGTAGGAATAGGATAAATGGTAGATGAACAAACAGAGGCCCAAGCAAGGAGCCTTTTAAATAACCCTGTATTTAATGAAGCGTTTGATGTATTGAAGAAAGATTTATTGAACCGTTGGGAAGTCAGTGGTTCAACAGAAGTTGAGGCCAGAGAGTCAATCTGGCTTGCAATGAGACTGCTTGATAGAGTTCATGCACATATAACATCCATAGTTGAAACTGGACATATGAATAAAGTTCTTGAAAAGCAACACCCATTCATCTAAGAGGAATATATTATGGCGGATACGCAAGAAGCCCCGCAACCTAGTGGTTTACAACCAATCCCCGCGCTGGGAGGAAGCGTAACAGAAGCGCAAGAGGCATTACTCAGCCTAATGGAACCTGAAGAGGAAAAACCAAAAGATGAGGAAGCCGCACCTACCGAAGAGGAAGAGTCTACTGAGGAAACTCAAGACGAATCATTGGAAGAGGAATCTGAGGAAGAGTCTGAAGAAGAGGAAGCCGAAGAGTCTGACGAAGAAGAGGAAGAGGAACTTCTATACGCTGTCAAAGTTGATGGCGAAGAACAGGAAGTAAGCCTTGACGAACTTCTGAAAGGTTATTCACGCCAGTCAGATTACACCCGAAAGACGCAAGACCTGTCTACAGAACGAAGGGAAATGGAGTCACTTCAAGAAAAGTACAACTCCGAAATGGCCCAAATTCAGGCAGAGCGTCAGCAGTACACTGAGTACCTAAACCAGATCGTAGAGCGTTCTATGGGTGGTCTGGATAAATATGCTAATATAGATTGGGAGTCGATGAAGTCTTCTGATCCTATTGAGTATGTTACAAAGAGGGAAGAATTTAGAGAGGCGCAGGAGAAGATTCAGGCTATGCGAAATGAGCAGGCAACTGCTCAACAAAAGCAGGCAGAAGAATCAAAACAACTCCATGCCCAGATGGTGCAGGAGGAACACCTAAAATTGGTATCCGCCGAACCGGAGTGGGGAGAGCCTGAAAAACAGAAAGAACTCGCTGGAACTGTGCGTAAGTATGCGCTAAGTCAGGGGTTTTCTGAAGAAGAGTTAAATTCTCTCGTAGATCACCGATCAGTTCTTGTTTTGATGAAAGCGGCAAAATTCGATGCTATGGACAATGCCAATATCAAGTCTAAGAAACTAAAGAATAAGCCTAAAGTTGTTAGGTCTGGAAAAGGAGTATCCAGTAGAGGAAATGAAAAATCTAAACGTACTGCACAAATGAAACGTCTCAGGGGTACAGGGCATATTGATGATGCATCTGCACTCCTAGAGGATTTTATAGACATTTAACTTTAGGAGGGAAATGCTATGGCAGTTCCGTCAGATACAAGGCAAACCTATGGTGCCATTGGCATCAGGGAAGACCTTAGTAATATTATATACAATATCAGCCCTATGGACACACCGTTTGTAAACGGTTGTGGTCGTGGTTCTGCTGATAACACTCAGTTCGAGTGGCAGACTGATGTACTAAAAACTGCGGCAGCGAATATGCAGGTTGAAGGCGATGATTATGCTTCTACTGCTGTTTCAGAGCCAAGACGTTTGAGTAATTACACCCAGATTTCGGCAACGCAGGTCCAGAGTTCAGGCACTGCTGAAGCCGTTGATTTTGCTGGTCGTAAATCTACTCAGGCTTACCAACTAGCAAAACGTGCCAAGGAGTTGAAACGCGACATGGAGTATATGTTGCTTCAGGGTACGGCAAAGGTTGTTGGTTCTGATGGTGTCGCTAGGGAAACTGCTTGCTTTCCAACTTGGATCGGAACCAGTAGTGCATCTACGACAAACATTGTCGCGGCTGCTGATGGTAGTGGTCTTACTAATAATGGATCAGGTCTAACCTATCCAGACGGTACGACTAGTGCTACGACTGGTGGTGCTGATACGAC